TTCATTCGGGTTTCCATTACGTCTATGATGCTTTTTTTGGTACCAAGACTTCCAGTCTTGAAGCGCCACAGAGTCGGATGCGTTCAAAGTTTCTCAAAACTTTTTCGTTCCCCAATAACTCTTCTTCTTGCACCTCGATGGTGGAGGATATAGTATCCCCATCACCCCACAACAATGCCAATGAGTTTAGCTCATTAGCGATGACTCGCTCTTTGTCCATTAAAAACCTACCGGTATCTCGCAGCTTCTTTAGACGCTTGTGTAACTTTGAGTTCAACTCAATAGTATTCATGCTGCTATAGATCTTGCCAGTTAGACTGTCAGTTATACATGCTTGGCTCTCATCGAGGCATCTGGTTATCTTCACTAATTTCCTGAGAGAAAGAAAATCTTCCTCTCGGTCGAGCTTAATGAAGTTTAAACCGTATGCTAACAATATAGGCTTTGCATGTTTGTGTAGTATATCTCGAGCAGTGTTCGAAACGTCCTGGAATGGTGTTTCGCACTCTTCGTACATACCACGCAAATTGTATAACCGCGTTAAGGAACTTGGTCCATCTGGAGTTCCATGGACGTCATCGCATTGGACACGTCTCATGCCTGTATAAGAGAGATCTTTTGTACAATCGTTCTTCCTTCTATTCGTAAGGTAGCCGAAGTTTATGAAATTGACTTCCACTAACCGCCAAGAACTCACGATCGAGTAATCGGTGGCAAATGGAAATCTTTCTTTTTTCTTCAGCCCATATTCGTTAAGAATTGGATCCATTCCAAGGATATCAGTTCTACCGAATTTACGAACTTGTGCCAATTGCGCACGAGTTGGAAGATCATTCAAATCTCTCTTTATTCTTACGAGTCTGCTATTGATCATGCAGAAATCATCACTTAAGAAATTCTTACCTAGCGAAGGTTCTAAACCAACGGCCCGACAATTTTCAGTCCAGATTTGATACTGGACGTCTTCAGAAGGAAGATAAGAGATTTTTCTCTGTATCCCTCTAAGGAAATCGCGGCCGTCATATTGACGAACCAAGCGGAACAAGATATCATCACCATTGATCAAAGTTGGTGAGATTCTTTCTAGTTCCGGTACGGTAAGAGTAGTCCGGTGAGTGAGCTCAAAGGAAAGATGTCTTATAGCATAATTCGCCATACATAGTATGACGAAGCTTACAACATTTCCCATGAGTTGACCGTTCTTTTGGTCAAAAGATGATTCAGTGCTACCATGATCTGTGGTATGGCACCATTTATACTTCATATAAATATCACCTTTCTCGTAAGTAGGCAACCCTTCCCTTTCGATATTGTCAAAAATCCTCATATTACAGAGACTATTCTCTAAAGTAATTAAAGATTTCATGACTTCGATTGTTCCCGCGGGAAGGCGGACGACCTGTTCATAATTGTAATTCAAAAATTCCCAATATCTAGGAAAGATGGTTTCGATTACAGCTTCGAGCACAATTTTCGTCATTTCTTGACGAAGCTTGTCGGTAGCTTTTGAGTAATCGCCACTATTCCATTTCCCGAGATTAGGCATTAAGAATTTCAACAGATCCTGTTGTGGGTCGAATTCCTGTCCGATCAATTTAAATTGATCAAATGTCCGTAGATAATTCCATAGTAGATCTTGGATCCAGTGGAGCTGACTATGCATTCCTGCTGAGGGTTTCGTTATAATTCGAACTTTAAGTGGCTCGAGCACACATGCTCGAACCGCTTCAGGTTCTTTTACCTCGTAACCCAACCTGCTTAAGTGATCACAAAAGCGGTAAGTAGGAGTGTTTTCGTCAGATTTATCCCAGACTACGTTATCTTGGTCCCATAGATCATGGATTGAATAAACGTTTTTCTGGTAGACAGGAATTGGATGCCAATAGCAAGTATGAGAGGTCCGACCTACTTCATACTTTGGATAGGTATACCCATAAAACTCTTTGGTGGCGAGTGCAGATGCTATGTCTGCAAAGGTCATGGGAGTATTATCAACATTTGCATAATCAGCAGCTGTTCGGATGTTATGTCCTTCAGCACTAATTACACGCTTGTTATAAAATCTCTCTTTAGAAAATGCTTTATCTTTCGATAAGGCATGACCTATCGTGCCGAATTTTGATCTATTAAATTCGACCGTCGCCGAGGTTGTTACCTTCCTATACCCGTTCATTATGATAGTGTTAGCACTACGATGATCCGGTAGAGGTTTCAACCCCTTCAATAAATCCTTAAGGATTTCATGCAGCCGAACCTTGTTTGACT